GCGTGCGCCGATTTCGCTACTGCGATGTCTAGGGGTAGGTTATATTTTAATTTTCTCATAAGGTGCTTACGTATTCTTTCATTCTTCTTTGATATAAAACTCGGCCTTTACTAATATTTCGCCCCTCTCATGCGTTACGTTAACCGCGTTTGATAAACCTATTGCGTTCCTTACTATGGCTTCTTGTTTTAAAATGTCGTCTAAGCGGTCTTTTGCGGGGTGTCCGTTGAATCGGCGTAATCGCGCATTATATTCGTAATCGCTCACGGCGTAGTCTATCGCGTAACGTGTCAGTTTTGTTTCGTGAATTGGTACGCGAAACGGTCGGGGCTCGGTGTACAATTTATCGGCCCACGCCCTTAAGAGTTTAGATAGTTTCTTTTTCATAATATTTGCCAGTTGTTTAAGAACGATTTAAGACTTTCGTAAACGATAGGGGTCTGGCTTTTTGTGTGGACTTCGGGCGATACTACTATCGCTTCGCGGGTTAGGCACTGCGTTAATCGAGTGCCGAAATTCAGAGAATAGTTTTCGCCGTTACGATACCCGAGGGAACCGTCAGCACCTTTAAATTTAGCTTTAATTTTCATTCGCTTTTTAGGTGTTAAGTTAATAATATAAAGACAATAATCGATACAAACAAAACAAGGCCCAGCGGGCCCGTGTTTAGGTTTACGCTTGATTGAATGATTGAACCACAAACGTAAGATAAAATATTTAAATATGCTAATCTTTTTTATAGAAATTACTTACGAACCCGTCACCCCTTAGAGGTAAGTCGTTGGCCCATACGGGACTAATCAACATTATTTGTTCCATTTCTTTAAGGACCGAGGGGGCCAAGACCGCCAAGGACTCGGCGACGATTTCGTCGTGTACGTGCATGCGTAAATCTAAATGCCTCATGCGGTACATGGAATCGAAAAGACAATCTCGGGCCACCGCTTGGGTAATGTTCTCCACCAGCTTACCCCCGTAACTATCTTGAAGCACCCAGCCGCCCGTCTTTTGGTCTAGCCCATAATAACAAATCTTGTTGCTGCGTAAGTTAGCGCCATAATAAGACAGACGCCGACCGCTCGGCAGTTCGATAAAGAGGTAGCCGCGTTCGTAGCTGAACGTTAACGAGGCGTACTTTAGGCGTAATATATATTTACACTTTTTTTCTAGTACGTGCTTAACGGCGCCCTCAACTTTGCGCCAGAATTTAACTATCTCGGGGTTAGCGCGACGCCACGCCTTTACTAAGGCTGGTATCTCACTTTCGAGAATACCTTCACGAAGAGCGCCCATAGTTAGCATGGCCCCCGTGGCGCCTTGGTACCCGAGGGCCAGCGTCGCGACCTTCCCTTTAGCGCGCATGTCCGACCCCTTCGTCACGCTCTCGAAAGGAACGTTAAACATATTCGAGGCCGTGGCTTCGTAGATTTTACCGTGACTTTTAAATACTTCCAAGACCCAATCTTCGCCAGCCAGCCACGCCAAGACGCGGGCCTCGATGGCCGAGAAGTCACACACGGCGAACATATTACCCAACGAGGGCACTATAGCCGTGCGCACCAGTTTACTAATGATGTCGGGAACGTCACTATATAACACGTCCGCAAGGCCTAAGCGCACCGCCTCTTTTGCCGTTTCCAGTGCGTCGCCTACTAACTGCCGTACAACGTCCTCGCTTGCTTTTAATCGCTTGGCGATGGCCTCTATCTTTTCGGCGTTGCTAAAGGTCTTTTTTAGGTTTTGCGGTTGCACCCCTCGGCCCGCTTCTCGGCCCGTTCGGTTGGCCCCGTAGAATTGAAAAAGCCCATGGTTTCGCCCGTTATCACATAAGTACATTAACATTTTACTATACTTACTTATTGACGCCTTAGACGCCAGCTTGCGCAATTCGAACAAGCGGGCCACGTTCGGCGGGAACTCGGACAAATCGACGTCCAGAAAAAAGTCTTTACTCAAACTCGGTACCTCGAAGCCTTGCGACGCTAGCCACGTTTTTAACATCGCCGTACTGTTTGGATTACTAACGCCCGTCAGTTTTACGATTTCTTCGTGCGTGCGTTTCTGGAATGCGTTATTACTCTTAATGGCAGCGCGCACGAAGTCGGTGTCGATGGTAACGCCAGCCATATTGATACGCTGGTCCATCGCCCAGTATTCCCACTCGATTAACGGGACGGGTGGGTACCTCTGGGTATAGTCGTCGATAGCGCACTCGACGCGGACGTCTTGGCCGTTGTAGTTTATAAACTCTTCCCACATTTCGGGCGCGTGGTGCGGTAGGTTCCGAGTTCGAAAGTCGTCTTTCTTTCGGGGCTTCGCTACGGGCTGGCAAAAGTATTTAATTAACGCCGAGCCTCTGGCGTCCTTTTGTTCAGTCAATCGTAACACTTTACTAACTTTATCCAAGGCCAAAGGCAGACCCAAATAGGCCGCCATTATCATAGTGCACCGCCACTGCGACGGGTCTATCGAAACACCCCAGCCAAATTGCAAACACGCCATTTCAAACGGCGCGTTATGCGCGTACTTCATAACGTTAGGGTCGCTCAACGCGTCCCACACTTCGAAGGGCACCTCTTCGCCTTGCGCGATGTCGACGACGTACTCTTCGCCATCGTCCCAACGGTATGCCAGTAGTATAATCTCGAAACTTTCATGCTGCGCGTATCGATACGACCCGACGGACTTTTGACCTGTTAACGGCAGTTCGCAATAGGTCTCCAAATCGAGATGTAACTTTACCATTTTACGTAAGTTATTCTTAGCGCGATGTCGGCCCAGTCCATAGAAAGAAAAGCGACGGGCTCGTCTTCGTCGTAATACAGTACGCCCGCAGTGTTGCACGTTAAAAATTTAATAGTTACTTTTTTGCCGTCTATTTCTTTTAGTCCTGTGTGCTTTTGTATTTGGTCTTTAATCTCGGCGACTTTTACTTTATCGGCTTGCGTCTCGGCCCAAAGGGTGCGCATAATGTGGGGGGTTTCTTTAGCCATGTTTTTAAGGTATAAAAAAAAAGAGCGGCGTTAGTGCCGCCCTTTCTAGGTTGTGTTTATTTAGTCTTCGTTCGGGTCTCCAAAAAACCAGTTTACCCCGCCGTCGTCGCTATAGATGTCCGCGCCCTCGGCGTCGGTAGCCCACTCACGCACTGGCTTGGCTTTGGCCGCTGCGGGCTTTGGCTTGGTTGCTGTCGAAGTGCGCGTCTTAGTCACGGGCTCGTCGTCGTAGTCTTCGTGTGTCGCTACGCTTCCGCCTAACGCCTCGCCTACTTCGATTAATTTAATTGAGTTTAAAAAGAAACCGAAACCGCGATTACCAGCTTTATTAAAAGTGTAACCCGTAAGCGAAGCGCGTACATAATCGCCGCTTTTAATTTCGCTTAAGTCAATCATTTCGTTGCCGTCTTGGTCGAAAACTGACGGCTGGCTTTTGCTGCTGGCCTTTAAAAACATTTTGCCCTCAAACTCGGTGGCGTCTGGGTGCTCTTCTAACCAGTCGGCGCCGTCTCTTAACGGCTTCCAGAGTTTGTTCGAAGTAATCGGAAGGCCTTTAAATTTGCTTTCTTTTGCTTCGTTGTAAAGCGCTTTAATAATAGCGTCGTAGTTCTCAACGTCTACGCTGTTAGGGTCTATTAAAAACGTGCAACTGTATTTCGCGTCGCCGTCGGTGCCGTCTTCGTTTTTAAATACTGCGGGCGTTTTTACCCAAAGGAATGTCGCGCGGTGCGTGTCTCTTGTTACAAATTTAAACGGGTTTTTTTTAGCTTCTGCCATGTTGTAAATTATTAAATTGTTATTGTAAAGGGTTTTTGCTTCGGGCCGTAATTAGCTGGCCGACCCAAATACCGAGATTAATTACATCTTGACGGCTCGGTAGGGCCATGTCTAAAATGTGGGTAAAGTCTTCGCCTGTTATGTCGCTTTGTGCGTAGGCTTTACCCCCGTCGCTAGCCGTTGGGTCCTTGTCTACGACGCCGATAAAATACTTGACGCCCTCGCGTTCCAGTGCTGCGGCTGCGGCTTCCATCGCCTTACGTATGCGCGCTTGTTTCTTTTCGTCTTCGGTCTTTGTTGCCATATTATAAAAGTATTAAATTACATCGTCTTCAAAGTCATCATGTGCCGAGCGACCTATCGCGGGCGCGGGGTGGTCTTCGGGTACTACTTTCGGCTGAAATTCTTTTTCAAAAATAACGTGCCCGAAAATCTTTTCAAAGTTCTTTTTGCCGACGATTTTTTCGATGTCTGTTAAAGAAACTAACTCAGTCCTAAAGAGTTTGTCGACTTCGATTTCAGTACCGAAGGCCGCGTCTATTACGTCGTCTTCGCTGGTAAAGGTTCGGCGGCTGCCGCCCGCTACAAGTTTAAAGCCTTTGACCACGTGGCCCGACTGCATGCGTCGCGCGGTGTCCTCTTCTACTTTTTTAACCCAGCTAGAAACAACACTACCGAAGTTTAAAACGGTTTCCAAATCGGCCGCCGTCATAGTTCGCTTGTCGTGTATCTTTTTAATCTGGGCGAACGTATCGAAGTACTTTTTGCAGACGGTTTTCGCCTTGCAAAACTGGCAGTGAGGCCCGACTTTAAAGTCACCCTGTCCCGCTATCGCCAAATTTGCTGCGGGCTTTATAACTTCGTCGGCCCATTGCAATAACTCTGCGACGGTAATTTCGAAACTAGTCTCGCCCCCGCTAACTCTTGGCTGAAATATACTAACGATAACCAAATCGGGCGTGTAGTTCGGGTCTTGCTTTAGCGCGGCTTTAAGTGCGCCGAGCGCATATAAAAGACCTTGTTTATTTTTGTAAGCACTGACGCGCTTACCAGCGCCGAACTTGTAATCGTTCACGTATAACACACGGGGCGTTTTAACAACGGCGTCACTGGTACCGTACCCTAGTGGCACATACTTTGTAATCTCGTATTCGCGTTCGATGGATAACTCAAAACCCGCCATTACTTCCGAAGGTGGCGCGCCGACCCACTCGATAGCTAACTCGTATTCGTTCGCGATGCTTAAACGGCTGTCTCGCGTAAGCTGGTCTTTTACAAAGGCGGCCCAGTTCTCCGCGTGCTCTAGCATCGCGGTAAATTCTATCGCTCCGATATGGACGTCTTCATAGAAGTCTATAACGTCGGCCTCAATGTTTCGGAACTCGTCAATAAATGAATCATTACACCCTTCATAAACTCCCGCCCTAGTGGCTAGAATTAGCGCCGCTAAGTCGTGGGCTAGTGTGCCCTCTCGGGCGAAGGGGCTGTCTTCGTTTTCGATTTGCTCTTCAAACCGAGCGGACGGCGGACAAGCTACCCACTTGTCCGCAGCCGAAGGGCCTAGTATTGCGTGTCTGTCTGGCACGTATTAGTCAGCGTTAGGGAAGATGTCCTCTACACTCTCGCCGTCGCTGTATCGCGTCAATACGTCGTTAAACTCGATGTAATAGTCTGGGTCCAATTCGCTCACACGTTCCGCGCCATAGTTAGCTACTAACGCTTTAATGTCTGCGGTCTTGCCTTTTTTGGTGTGTTTAGTAGCGTGTGCCTTAAGCGCTTCCAGTTGTTCCGCTGGCTCTAGGTCTTCGAAATTAACGGCCACGGCTTTAGGTGCTGGCTTCGGTGCCGCTGGTTTTGGCGCTACTGCTGCTTTAGGTGCTGGGGCCGCTACTGCTTTAGGTGCTGGGGCCGCTACTGCCGCTTTAGGTGCTGGCGTTGCTCTGGCTGGCTTCGGTGCTTCTTGTTCGGCGGTTTCTGCTACAACAGCCATTTTAGGCGTAAGAACTACGGGCGCTTTAGCTGCTGGGGCCGCTACTGCTTTAGGTGTTAACTGGTCTACTAATGCTTTAAAACTTGCTCCCGCTTCAATTGTTAATTTTACGTTGATTTCCATAACGATTTATTTAATTTAGTTAAACTACGGCCGCTTCGTGCTGCCGCTTTATTGTTAAGCGCTTTGCGCGTCTTGTATTCTCTCGATTGTTACCTTGTCGTCTTTGTCTTTGACGGTGGACGAAAAGCGCATAACGCCAGACATTTGTATTCTAGTGCGACAATTAACTATATAATCGTAGCGCTCTTTGGGCCATGATAATTTATCGCCTATTTTCATGGCTTTCATTTGGGCCCTTACTGGTTCGTCTGTTTTTGCATCCATTTTAATAGTGTTTGATTGGTTGAACCCTGCAAAGATAAATAAAAAAACCACCCTTGCAATAGCAAGAGCGATTTTTTTTTTAAAATAATTTAATTAGCGGAAGCCCACGCGATGAACATCCCAACGGCGCGGCCAACTTCTAAATAAAAATTATTATTGCCGTGGAACGCGTCGCCCTGTGTTCTTATTTTTTGGGTTAAGTTCCCGTTTGAATAAAGGTTAACCACACTCAGCCACTCGAATTGGTTTATGCGGTCGCTGTGTATTTGCGTCGACAAAACCTTAACGTTAGTTTTACCGAGGTTCGCGACCATTAAGTTAAGATTAATCATATAAGGGATATATCGTTTTAAAAAATTATCTCCGTTAGTACCCGCGCCAAAGGCTGCCGAAGGCATTACTCCTATCTGTATGGCTGGGAATAGTGCGGTAGCTTGTATTAATAACTCAGGTATAAATTTTTGTAAATCTGTCAGCCCGTAGGTATTATTATTTATGTCATTTATTCCTAATTGCACAGTCATTACGTCTAAGTTAGGAATAACTCTTTCGGTACAATACTGCGAAAAACTGAAAATATAAAAATCTCGCGTGAGTTTGTCTTCTCCCGTATAATCCGCGTATGTAGTTTCTTGGGCGACACCCCCCGCCGTAAAAGTGTAGCAAAAAGAAGGTTTATTTATTTTATCTGCGCCCGTGGCTAGAAACATAAATCTGTTAGGGGTTCCCGCGGGAGGGGCAGCCATTAAGTGCGGGTATATTACGGTGCTGCCTACTAACGTTCTTTTTCCGAACAAGGTATCAGAGCCCCAGCCGTCCGTAGCTTCGCACGCGGTACCTAGGTCGTCATTCATACCGCCTTTATAGTTACCCGTTACGCCGAAGTTAGCTATATATTTTCGCGTATAGGTTGCCAGCCCGTTATTAGTTGTGCTGCCGCCAATCATTAAAATATCTTTTGATAACCCGACTAGCGCCGAGGCCGCCACTTTATTAATATTTACGGCGGTAATTCCGTATAAATAATCGATACCGTTTTCCGTTAATAAAATGGGGTCTTTGTCAAAAATACAAACTACGTCGATAGTAGGCGATTTAATCGTGTTTGTGTTTAGAATTAGCTTTTCGTCAAAGTAATGGTACTGCGGTGCTAGTGCGTAGTCTATATTCGCGTAGGATTTTTTAGCCGTAGTGTCCTTAGATATTACGCACAACCGCTTTACTTTTATGTTATTGGTTAGCCCCCGTTTGTATATCGGCAAGTCTTGGCCCTCTATTAAAAATACATCTTTACCCATTAATACGGACTTGTCCGCCTCAGTTATTTTATCTGATTTTACCGCGTATTTAGAATAATAAATAAACTCTGGCGCTACTGAATTTAAAACGGCGAAAATAATACGGTGGGCGTTTATTGGAATGATTATGTCTATAAATGACCCCGTTATTAAAACGTCTGTCGGGGTGTCCCTTAGTGTGCGCCCTGTTAAATACTTCCCGTTAACGTCCACAAACACGTACCCGTCATTAGCACCGCCTATTATCGCGGGTATTGATATAATGGGGTATAGAGGGGTTAGCACCGTGTCTATTGTGTAGTTTTTTGTAGAGGCTACAAGAGCCGACGAATTAAAATTTACCGTCGTATCTGGCGTTTTAGGCAGCGTCGAGAACGCGACAAGTACCTCGCGGTTTGATTTTATAGAGTCGCTTAAAATTGTTCGGTTTCTTTCTATTGTCGATTTGTTGTAAGCAGTACTAACGTCCGCCGCGTTTATTTTAAAAAACCGCCATAAAACACCGTCCACTATCTTAGTGCCGTTATCATATACGATAACCGCTTGGGTGGCTCTGTCTATCGCAGTTGAGACAACAACCAAGAGCGAAGACGTGCTGTAGTCGTAAACCAAGGCCCGCGCGGCACTAGATACACCTAAATTAAAATTAGTGTCTACCGCGAAAGTAATACTTTTAAAATATTTAGCCTTTCTAATCTCTAAAACTCCCGCTAATATAGTTACATCGCGAAGCCCGAAAACGACCTCGGGGCTCTTGCTGATAATAGTGTCGTTTAGGTCCGTTTCTGGATTGTAAAAACTCAATCGCTCTATCCATTTGGTCGATGTCGCGGGTATGTCTCCCGCGACCGTGGCGGCGTTCGCCACCCAATCGCGACCGAGATAGTTAACTTGTGAGCCAGAGGCGTAAACCTTCGCGACCCAAGGGTTTATTTTACTCAGCTGGCCCTCAAGTTCGGTGTCGTTGTTAAAAAGAAGGTCCGCCACAGCGGCCCCCGTCATGTTTTCTGTTATTTTTACAATAGCCATATTATTAAATATTAAATTTCCAAAGTCCGTTATTTTTGTAAAGTTTGTAGTTTCGCCAAGCGCCCGTCTCTAAAATCCAGTTGATACTCTCTAAATTTAAAACGTCTACCGAAATAGAGGTCGGGAAGTCTGACGGTTTTAAGACCAAAACGAAAGGGCCCACCGACACGGTGCGTGTAATTGTTATCTCGGCGGCTCCCGTTCCGCTAGTTTGCGACATAGTGAAGCCAGCGGGAACCGCCCCGACTATCGCCCAAGGCCCCGAACTCAAAACGGATATAACCGCAGTTAAGGTGTCGGGCGATAATTGCACCGATAAAGGCGATACGCTGAACGACGACGGCGGACAGTCTGGCGAAGGTTCCGCGGTCGGTTCGCCTTCCAATAAAGCGCTGGCCTCAAAATAGCCCGCCACTTCGTAGAGGGCGGCGTTGGGGTTAGTCTCGCCTTCCAGTAAAGCTATGGCCTGTTTCCGCCCCGATACGCTCGTTAGTTCGCCGTTAATGTCTAAGGGTTCGCCTGTTTCTTTTGTTGCAAGGTACGCGACCGTTGCTTGTTTTAGTCCTGTTTGTATCATAGTATTATTTCACAATAAGCGCCGTTAATAAAATCTAAAGTGTATGCCTCAGAATACGACGCGAAGAGGGCCTCGGGGGTTACTTCAAAAAGCGGGTATATCGAGGCGGCCGTTAGAGACACGACGGCCCCGCTACTTTCTGCCGTCTGGTTGGCGTAAGTCAAGACCGCCCCAGCTTCATAACCAAACGTAAAATATTTACCGCTCTTCAATTGAAAGACGGGAACTTGACGACGGCGTGCGCCTAGGTGCAAATTAGCCGATAATTCGGCGCTTAGTTCAGAGACGAAAGTTTCTAAAACGTGCGCGTAAATCTTACCGCTTAACGTGCTAGTGTACTTCGCCCCGTCTGGGGTCTGAACTTCTACAAATTCCGCTTTTCTAAGTATCGCCTCGACGAGACAATTATTGTATAAATCGTCGCCCGCGAACTTGAACCCCGCGAAGTCTTCGAAGTCTAATAATAGTATTTTCTCTAGTCCCGCGAGATTGTACCCGCATGGGGGTTTTAGGTGTTGTATTCGTGCCATTTATTAAAGATAAAAAAAAGCGATATTATAAAATACCGCTTTTAATAAAAAAATAGAAAGAATGGAAATTAAGGGATAATTTCTGGTGCCACGTAAAGCGGCGTTATTACCGTTTCGTCCAGCAAAATTTTAGCTATCTCGGTGGACGAACCTTGTAAAATAAGTGTCCAGCCTGTAGCGTCTGCCTCTGCGGCCCCGCTGTTGAAGTCAAACCCGCCCGCTGGTGCTGCCAGTCCGCCCGTGCGTCCTAGTAGTACGGCTTTTCCAGCGTTAGTAATTACAACCGCGATAAAACGGCCAAGACTCAACGCGTCGCCCTCGTTCAGTACGTCGATGTCAAGCTGGTTGATTACGGCGTTTAACGTGTGTTGACGGTATTTACCACCGTTCCCGCCAGCTAGTAACGCGTCAACGAAAGAAACGGTATTTTCGGCCCCCTCTACTTTGTAGAAGTATTCGCCAGTAGGTAGCACAATGTCAGAGACATAACCGTCGGTGTCAATTGTGTAGGCTATCTGGTTCGGTACCGCCACGGCTCCCGTTACGGGCCCGTAGTAATTAGCCAAGAAAACCCCGCGCGCGCCAGCTAGTGCGTAAATGCAAAGTTTATTGTCTAACGATTTAGTTAATTTACAACCACCCATAAGAATTTAGTATTAAGTGAGATTTTTAAATAAGGCGCGAACCGAAGCCCGCGCCCGAGAATTTAGGGTACTATGTTAGTTACCTCTTCGCTGTGCGTGTCTAACGTAATTACTCCGCTTCGGTCGGTGTCGTCGATAGTTACAACGATTTGGCCGACTTTAGGGTTAAATGCGCCAGTGTTAGCCGTGGAAACGATGGTTAAGGTAGTTACACCCGCAACCGTAGCGCCCGCCGTTATTGTGTACCCGACTGGGTTAGCACTTAACGAGATAGTCGCCGCCGCGTCTTTGGTAATTACCGTAGCCGTTTTAGTTTCACCCGCCGCACTAAACACTAACGAGTTAGGAATTAGACGTAAATCGTCGCTACCCGCCCCGCTGTCTTGCGCTGTCGTTACTCTTGGCGAAACGATTACCGCTTCGTCTTCGAACGGAATTACGAAGCCCAAACGCAAACGCCCTTTGATAAATACCTTATCGTCGTTCGGTTTCGGGAAGTTACCCAATTCGATACCGTCTAAGTCGCTCAACAAATCAGTTAACAAGTAAGCGTTAAGCCCATCTATGATAATAATGTCGTTCGCTCCGATACCTTTAACGGGTACCATTTCCATACCTAAATAGAAAATTTTAGGGTTGCGTTTGTCCGAGTCGTCTAGCGACCAGTTCGGCGCAATTACTTGGCTGTTTAATCCAGACAAAGCCCCGCGTAATTTACGACGCGTTCCATAAGATACGAAGCCGTAAAGCGTGCCCGCGTCTTCGCTTTGTAAAACGTCTTCGAGTACTTTATCGTAACCCGATTGAACCGTCTCTAAAACGTTCGCCTGTGTTAAAACGGGCCCGACGATTTTAGCCGCTTCGCTAGATTTTAAAAGCGTTTCCACCATACCGTCGAACTGGTTGGCGTCCGTTGCAGAGTTTCCGCCGATTACCATTTCTTCTATCTCATTCGATAGACCGATAGCAATAAGCGCCAAAGTTGCAGCCTCTAGGTCTGCGGGCAGACTGTCGTTAGTTGCGCCCTCGCTTAATTGGTAAAGTGTACGTTTATTCTCTAGGGTGTCAATACACTCTTCTAGATTAATTTTGTACGTTGTTACGCTGGCTTTTTTCTCCGATAATTTGATTATCTGGTTAGGCGACCAAGCGCAGTCTTTACCGTCAATTTGTAAAATCTTATTTTCTAAGTCTATCTGGCTCAAAAGTTCGTCGCCTTTAATGCCTGTTAGGACGCGAATATATCCGCCCGCAACTAAACGCCCGCCAAACATTGCGCGTGTAAACCACTCGGGGTTTTCTTTTGCTGTGTAGGTTAGGCCGTTAATGTTATACATGTTTGCCATAAGTGAAATATTTAATTTTTGGTTGTACGCAAATGCGTAAATTGATTTTTTTTAACTCGGGGTATTACTTCGCGTCTTGACGTTCGCGTCTGGCTGCGATAGCTGCGGCCATTTTCTCGGTGTGCGTCATTTTCTCGGGGTCTTTGGTCGCTGCTGCCCCCGTTACGTTTTGCTTTTGCTTAACGGTGCTAGGCTGTGCTTTCAGTTTCGCGATTTGCGCTTGCAATAATGCGATTTTAGCCGCGTTAGGGTCTGGCTTTGCTGGCGCTTTTTGTTTCGAAAGTAATGCTTTTCCACGCTCCACCGCCGCCGCTTTCAAAGCTGCTGCCGCTGCCTCTGGCTCTACTGCTTCCACTTCGTCGGTAGTCACTACCATAAGGCCCGCGTCGTCTATTACTAAGATGTTGCCGTCGTCTAGGGCGTGCTCACCCGCTGGCACTTGTTCGCCGTCCATAGTTGCGAAGCCGTCCTCGTCGACTGATACTTCGGTCCCGTCGGCCAGTGTGAAAATTAAAAAAGGTGTACCGCTGTCGGCCTCGTCTGTTGCCGCTACGGCGGCCACTGCTTCCGCTGCTGCCTCGCTGTCTCCTTCCAGCATAGCCGTAACGGATTTTAAAAACGAAACGACCGCACTAGGTTTTTTCCCTAGGGCTGCCGCCGTTTTTGCTGGTGTCATTTGTGGTTTGCTCATAATAACTGTTTTATAATTAAAAAATCCTTCTAAAGAAAAGCCTTTCACTTTACCCGTTAACACTTGTTCGCGCCAGTATTTAGCGCTTTCTATTTTGTAAGACGCGCATAAAGTACCTTTCGGCAATTCGCCCAGACCTAGCGCGACGGCTTTGTCTCGTTTCGGGTCTTCAACTATCCAAACTTCCGTTAAATAGTTTCCTTTTAAGGGGCTTTCGTGTTCGTGGGTCGTGGTTCGTAACGCTACGCCCGTACGCATCATTTTTTGTGCAATTTGCTCGATGTCTTCCGCAGTGTATCGAATATAGTATTCGCCTAGCTGGTCGTCGTTTCTGTAAATTAATTGTTTCGGTTTAAGAACAACGCCCGTTAAAATTTGCTTATGCTTATTTTTAACGAGGGTGACTTTATGCGCAGCGTTAAGGGCCACGAAAAGTTCTTCGACGGCGGGAACTTCTACAAACGACATGGCAAAAATGCCCGTGTTATCGGTGGCGCGTATTTTACAGTCGTAAACGGGGTGTTTAGGATTTCTCATAGTAGTAAAGATAAATTTTAAATTTTGCAACTTAGAACCCCGCGAGGTCTTTAACGTCAGCCAGACGACTATTAACGTCGTTAATGTCTGTAACAGAAACCACGGGGCGCATGTCTAGGCTTTCGATTGCGGCGACTATATCGGCGTTGTTGTTTCGGCTGCCTTCGGTCTTACCGACTGGGGCGTTATCGCTAGGCACAAGGCCCAATAAATCGCCCGCGGTTAAACTCTGCGGGTTTTCGTTTATGAAGCGTACCAAGTCGCCGTTTGCCGCGTAGCTTCTTTTATTAATCATGTATTCGCCGCCCTCGGCTTCGTAGCCCAGCCCTATACTGACGCCACCGTTCGCGTGGCTCGGTCCGACAATAGGGCCCCCGTCTGATAGTTTGGTTAATTGCTTCGTCATTATTCCAATTTGAACCAGACCCATAGCACCAACCAGACCAGCAATGTACAAGTTAAGCGGAAACGGTAATGATAACGCTTTAGTTACACCCAGCGCCGTATTAGCGAACCCGCCCGCTATGTTGGCGATTAACTCGTTTCGCTTCATTTGTTTTTCTTTCTTGGCGATGTCGGCCTCGCGTTTTTCTTTCTCTTTGGCTAGGCGTTGCTCTTCCCTCGCGGCTTCGTTGCGGGCTGCCATTGCGTCGGCCAGTTGTTCCTTAAGAGCGGTGGCAGTGCCCCCCGTTGCGTTTTGTATTTGGGTTTCGATGTCTTCCACATTTTTAGCCGCCTCTTCCCTTCTTTGCTGGGCCTCTTCGTACTTTTCGTTAATGGCTTCGAGGCGGGCAGTCATATCGTCCAGCTGAACTTGAATACCCATGTTTACGGTATCGGCCAAACCCCCGATTAAATCGGCCGCCACTTGGGCGTATTCTGAAACCTTCGCGCCTAGTTCTCTATATTGCTCAATTTGGGCCTCTTTGGACGCCTTGGTATTTTCGACTTGTTCTTTTTGTGCGTCTTTTATTTTCTTGGTTGCTGACAGTTGCGCGTCGGTGTATTTTTGTACTTCGGCTTTGTATTCTGGCGTACCCTCTTTTAAAGTTAATAATACCGCTTTGTGTGCCGTTTCCAAATCCTGTTGATATTTTTTGACGTTATCGACATAATCCGCCAGTGCTGCGTTAGCGGCTGTATAATTGGCGCGTGTTGCTTCAACGTCTATAAGTTTAAAGCCGTCTTTTTCTCTGACTTTTAACTCGCCTATTTTTTGCTGGCGTGCTGCTAGTAAACTATCTAGCGCCGAGAGTTCCGCGTTTGCTTCGGCTTCCAGAGCCGCCGCGTTTAGTTCGGCCAGTTCTTTGTCTTGTCTGCGTCTGGTGTTTAATATAATGCTTAAAATGTCTTCGCGCTGTTTTGCCGTTAAATTCTTTTCAGTGTCGAGACGTGTTTGTAAATCCTCGACCTCTCGGGCGTACTGCGTTGTTATCTCGGTGCGTCTCTTTTCTCCGCCGCTTATTATCAAATCGGTTTCGCTGTCTTGTGCCGCCCGAGTTGTTGCGAGTTCGTCCGCTTTGCGTTCGTCCGCCAGTGCTTTAAGTTCTTTATTTTGAATAAGGCCTAACGTTTTAATAGTGTCGTTAATCGCTTGGCGGGCCTTGGCGGTTAAATTAGTTTCGTTCGCTAGTCTTATTTTTAAATCCTCGATATTGCGGGCCGTCGTCACTTGTATCGTTTTGCGTTCACGTTCGTAGCTGTTGGCGATTAAAGAGATACGGGCGTCTTGTCCAGACCTAACGGCGGATAGTTCCGCGGCTCTGGCGTCTCTCGCTTTGTCGGCCCTTTCTTTGCTGGCGTCTGCGTCTTGTTTTATTCTCTGGGCCGCTGCGATTTTAGCTTGTGCCGCTAGTTCTACCTCTTCGTTTTTAATGTCTAGCGCGACGGTTACTTTACGCCCTAAATTGTCGATAGACCCTTGTACTGCGGTTATGGCCTCGTCAATTTTTACCTTGTCGATTTTACCGTCTAGGTCTAAGTCTATTTTTATTTTGTCTTCGCCTTTGGCTTTCTCTATATTTAGCTTTGCCAGTACTGCGCGGAACTCTTCGACCTTCGCGCGGTTTTTCTCGAGGTCTGCGATTTCGTCACTATAAAACCCCCTTTGTTCTGCGTTGGCAAATTCGCGTTCGTTCGCTAAACGCGTTTCGGCTTTGCGTATCTCTTCGAGTTTGGCGCCTCTGGCGTTCAATACGGCTAAGTCCGTTTCGAGGCCCTTAACTCTGGCGTCGCTTACCTCTTTTAATTTGGCCGCCTCTGCGTCTAACTGGTCCAAGTAAATAGCTTGTATCGCGTTGTATTCTGTTTGTTTTTCGGCGGCGGTATCTGTGCTCGTCGCCAGTAAGTAAACGGCACCCACTACGGTAGCGAGGGCCAACGCTAAGAGTACGTACGGATTAGCGTATGCGGCGGCGTTTAAGGCCCATTGTGCCGCAGTGGCCGCGATGGTGCCTTTAGTGCTTAATGCTTCCGCTGCGGTCTTCGCTCGAAGTTGTAGGGCGCGTATGCCGTCCATAACGGCGGCGGCTTTCTGCGTAACAATACCCTCAATTACTATGGCGTTGTAGGCCTCTTCGGCGATGGTAGCCAGTGCCATAACGCCCGCCAGTTGCTCGGAAGACTTAGCCACGGCGTCGGTGGTGGACCCGAAAACGTCTAGCGCCTCGTTAGACCCCACCACGTCCGACGCAAGGTTAACCGACCCGCGCGCCGCTAGTTCGAATTTATCTTTTAAATCGTTAAGTCCTTTTAGACCCTTTTCGTAGTTCCCGACACTATCGCGAAAATTACCCGTACTTTCTCTTAACGCTTTGTACTCTACGTCTAACGCTTGTATTTGGGTAAGTAGTCGCCCGCCTTGCTCTTCGTCCAGTCTTTCGGCGGCTGTTAGAGATTCATAGGCGTTTCTTAAGTCCGTTAATTGCATACCCATCTGACGGATAGACCCCTCGGCCAAATTGTTTACGGCGATGTTTCGCGTCGTTTCTCGGGTGGCTTCTCTTAATGTGAGGTTGGCTTCGATTTGGGCGCGGTTGGCTTCGCTATTTACTTGCTCGATACGCGTCTGGGTGTCTGCTAGTTTCTTGGCTGCTTTCTCTTCGTCGGTTAGCGCTTGCGTAGTCTTGCGGGTTTCGACCGTTGCTTTAACGGAAGTCTCACGCGTTTTAGCCAGCGAAATATCGAGAGCGTTTAAAGTCTCTTCTAGTTTGGTAACGTCTTTGATATTCTGCGCAACCCCGTTTATTTTGAGGGTGTATTCTTTTTTGCCTGTGCTTGCCATAATTTTATATTTTACGAATCATTTTTATTTTAGTTTTATTTCTAGCGCTGGGGTCGAACCCCGTTAGTTCCGCAATGAAATACAAGTCGCCGTTAAACATCGCCATAATCGACCCGTCAAGTGCTGCGTATTGTATCGGTGTGACGTAGCCCTCGACTTCGGTGTAGTGCGACGAGCCATTTATTAGCAGAGTGAAAAAATTGTCTAGTATCGTATATTTTACATTTTTATAATTTAAGATACTAAGGCCCTCGATTTCGTTTGAAACTTTGGCGATTTTCAAATCGGCCCCGTTAAAAGCGAAAGACGCCCCGCTGTCGTTTAGTAATCCGTCATAGTACCAAAATCTATGCGCTAGGTCCGTGTATCGCTTGCGCATGGCTTCGGGGTATGGCATAGCTGGCGCCCAGACGTCCGCTTTAGATATTACCGCCAAATCGAAAAAGACCGAGCCTTGCGTTATTTGTTTAAACCAGTTATAAGAAAAATTACTTTTTTGCTCTATAATACCGCCGTCACTTACTCCCGTGTCGAAAGAGCCCCCGCCGTCGTCTCCGCTTACTGCGTAGCCCTCTTCGTCTGCGTTAACGGTAAAGCCTATTTTGTACTGGGACGGCAAACCTAGCGGCGTATTATTGCGCCCCTTCACGCTGGTTAATTTATCCAAATTGATAAACAAACTACTAACCGCCGTTTTATTTTGCTTTACGTCAAGTGAAAAAGAATTACTACTAATTTGAGATAATCGCAAATTAAACGCCTTACAAAAATTATCAATATAATCGTCGGTTTTTTGGTCCGCATTAAGGAACCCGACCAAGTTAATAAAATCGGTGTCGAAGTTCGGCGCGTCGTTCCAGTCCATTACGGCGGTACCGTTGCCCCTCAAATCGACTTTTAACCAGTCTTTATCCACTCGGAACGGTTGCACGCTTAAATCGAAGTCTACGTCGTGAGACACCCAGCCAAACGTCGAGTGCATCCCGTCACGTCTGTAACGGCCTTCGCTAGATACCGAGGCCACCGTTAACAGTTCGCCCGCGTCAAACCAAACAACGCCATTACTCACACCCTCGGCGTTCCAGTCTGCGGGGGCGGGCACCCCCTCGCGCTGCCCTACCCTCGCGAAATTAGCGGGGGCGTTCAGTAAATCGATTTCGTACTTGTCGGTTAACTCCCAGTCGATAACGTCCTCGCTGCCCTCTTGTATGCGTCTCGAGATAACCAGCGTCCCGATAACGTCGTAATCGGGCGTTTTTAAATAAAGGGTTAATTTGGGCGAGACGGTAGTTAAAGGCGCGAAGGTACTGTCGAACTCCGCAACCCCGTCAACGAAAGGCACTACCAAAAGAGGCCCCACGTCGCCCCCGTTATGGATATACGCAAACCCTGTGTAATTGTCGGCGGGGTCCGTTTCAACACGGTATGTGTAAAAACGAGACAGCCCGAAGCGGTGTAAAATGCTGTTGGTGTTGGCAGCACTAAAAGCCGTTATGTCGAAGGTGGCGTCGGTGCTGCCAGAAATTCTAACGTAAACCGCTTCCAAAGGAACCCCGACCAAGGCTTCATTAACGTACGTAACTGGCGACCCCGTTATCGGCCCTAAAACGCCAGCACCTATAAATTGTTTATCAACATCATAAAAAGCTGTTACGGCCGCGTCGTCGGTTACGGTAGCCTGTAGACTAAAAGCTAGCGCGTCATATAGCGCAATCTCTATAAATTCGCTTACGGCCCAGCCGAGGTATGGCGTTTGAAAACCCGTAACGCTGCTTATATAATACCCGTATATTCTGGCGCCTATATTACCGACGCTTGGGTCTTGTGGGTTTCCGTTGGTGTCTAACTCTTTACCGTTGGCGTAAGGTCCCGCGCTGTAGTCGATGTCGGTGTCTGGGTTGTCGCCTTCACTGTCAAAGGACCCTATACGGCCATACTTCCACCAGCCCGAAGACTGGACGGCCAAGCGCGTAACCTTGTCCGAGTTAGTCGAAGCGTCCCAACTTACCGCGGGTTTCGCGATTAATATTTGTTCGTTCGGAACGTTGCCCGCGCGGGGGTTTCGGTACTCGGTACTTTCGCCGTTATGCTTCCCGAAATTAAAGCCCATAAGGTGCGCCGCGTCTTGCGCAGTGTCCACGAAATTAGTTTGGCCGTCCGCTATCTGTGGGAAGTATTTCGGAATGTTCGCCCCGTCAAAAATTTGATTTTGAGGCATGTTATCGTAATAAAATAGCCCGTTTAATTTTGGCGACAATATACCGAAGTCCGCGCTATTTTTGTCACGGCAGAGTCGCACTTCATAAAGATTGTCATTAAAATCATTGCGCGCGTTTTCCGTCCGTCCGCCCATGTGTTGAACGCCAGTAGCGGGGTCCGTTGTTCGCCAGTTCTCCGCGTCGCTTACTTTTAAATTAGCTTTAAACATAACTTTATAAAAACCCGCGGTCGGAATGCGTATTTGTGCTTGTACAAATGCGCGCCCCGTGGCGTCGTTAACTTCTTTATATAAGACGTTCCCGCCGCTGTCTTCTACTATGTCCAGCTCCGTATTAGTTGCATCGAATAAATTACACCCGTACGTTATGCCTGTGGGGTCGTTGCCTTGGCTAACTCCGCGCTCTAGTTGTTCCAATCCTGTGCGGGCGTTGTATCGGGACGACCAAGACCCGCGCACATGTATTTTTGCATGTTGCCCATAGTTCCACGGCTGTACGTAGGTGTCCGCGTTTTTATATGACTGGTATAATTTAGTCAGTCGCTCGTCGTCAAACGCAGTGCCCTGTAGGTTGTACCCTTGGCCGTTGAATATGTGCTTAAGCATTATTAACGGGTTAATCGATGGCGCTAAGTCTTGAAGGCCCAGACGTACCGACGCGTCCCAAATATTGCGCGCGCTGTAGCTGTTGCCGTCTTTGTTTAGTGGTAGCTTAGAAAGTACCCCGTAAAGCGTAAACGGGAATATTGCGGCCTGTGGTTCGATGGCCGCCGCTTCGTTGTAAAGGTTCACGTACTCGGCAAAGTCTTCGAACGGCAGTACTAGCGGCGGGTTTTCGTTTAACTTTATTTCGCCGAAAATGTCTTTTACCGTCTTTTGAACGGGCACATATAAATTACCCTTATACGCGCCGCCGCTAATATCCGACAAACGCAATAAGCCAACGGAACCCGCGGGCGGGAATACTCGAATACTGTTAACGATATACTCGGCCTTGTAGACCTTATTAAATTTGTCGCGTGTCTCTTCGATATTAGCATGCTCAAAAATACTATGATTATTATCAGTGGGGGGCAGCGTTACACTGTAGCTAAATTGCGCGTCCTTAGTATTTAACTCGCTCGGGTTTAATAGTTGGCGATTTAATCTTATACCGAAGTCGGGGCCCACGTCTGCGCGCTTACCGTTTATTAGAAGTTCTGAGTTAGTCATTTGTATAGGTTTCGCTTAGTCTATATTTAATCGTTGGTATTTGCATATTTCGGGAAGTTGACGACACGGTTAGCGTGAAGTCGTCTTTTATAACATAATTACCGCCGCCGTCTAAAACGACACGGGCCGCCGCCAGTTCTTTAAGCCACTCGGCCACCTCGTCCGACACGGGCGCCCCTTCTACTGTGTAGGTGCTTAGTAGTGACACCGTGTAAACCGTCTCGATGCTGTCGCCTTTTTTATACTCGGGCGTTACCGTTTTATTAAAGGTGTCCTGTTGGGGCTTTATTTCGTTTCGCCCGAGGCTGTCGAAATTAAAAGAGTCCCACCCGCCGAGCCTGTTTAAGAAACTGAACTCGGTTAGGTCGTGTAAGCCGTCGGGGCGTATTGTGTACTCTAGCGACTCGGACGCGTAAGTAGTGCCTCTGGCTAGACTTACGCGAACGATGCCCGCCGTCGGGTGTGCTAATAGCGCCGCGTCTATGTTTAGCACGCAAGTATTGACGATAGACAGCGCAGAGCGTAAGACAGCGCCCGAGTAAACAACACCCAAAAATTTATCGCTAGTGCTGTACATTCTATAAGCCACTTGCAGCGTAAATTCTGCGCCAGTTCCGCGCGTCGGGTCCTTGAATATAAAATTTAAAAATTCTTTTTGGCCCTTTACGTAAGGCGTGCGGGGCTTGTTAGTAAGCAATTTAACGACATTATTATCGTAAATATATGGCGTTAGGTCTTTGTCTTCCGACGCGGGCCCGTACCCGTTTAAAACAAATAGCGCGCTCGACTGGTAGAACGTAAAAGAGTTTAAACCCCTAACTTTAGCGGCGAAACGGTAAACGCGGACGGTGCCCGTGTTAAACCACCCCGAAGCTGGCGGCAAATTAAAGCCCCCGTACTGCGCGTTAAGTGCGTTTAGTTCAAACCAAAGGGGCTGTCCCGCGTAGGTTTTCTGCAAAGGTATTGCAAACGTGCCTATTTTGGCGGCGGTCGTTGGTCGGTCCTCTTCGCCTAGGAATACCGCGGGCGCTGTATATACGTCGAGTTCGATTTCGGCTGTGCTGTCTTCGCCGCTAATGCTGTCGTTATTGATGGACACCGCGGCCACGGGTGTAATGGTGTATGCCACGTTTGCCGTGTTGTTAGGCGCCGCTATCGTTATATTAAAGGCTGCGCCCGTTCCTTTGCTTTTAATGTTTAATGTGGTGCCATTGACAAGGGCCGAGCCCGTCCAGACTGCGGGAAGTATTATTTTAAAATTCGCGGCTATCCATCTGTTAGCGATTAAAACTTGGCGTAAATTTTCGGCGGTGTCTGAAACGGTCGGGGCCACAAAGTACACCGAGCCGCCCACTTCGTCGGGGTCTGTGGAACCGTGGAACGCGTGAACGATGCCCGACGGTTCGGTTAATCTTAAGATAGTAGCCGTAGGAATGTCGGCGGCCGCTTGTGTGATATTAACCGCGACGTTAATCTCTAGAAAAGTTTTAACCGCGGGCTTACTTGCGAACTGGACGAAGTTAGGCGCTGCGCTTAATGTTATTATTTTCGGTTCGGTAATTACCGCGATGTCTTTAGATATGTAGCCCATTATTTAGTCATTAAAAAATTTATCTAGGTTATCAACTATGTTTGTGAAAAGTTGGTCCGCCCAATCTCTTTGGAAAAGTTCGTCTAGGTTCGTGTCTATTGTTGCGAATATCGGCCGCCCTTTGTGCCCGTCGCGCCATATTGCGTAAGAGATAGACCAGAGCGTGTCCGCGTCGGTAGGTATGCCGTTCTTTTGCGCCCAGTCTTTTAGTACGTCTATTGGCGGCTGTTTGCCGTATTTCTTTGGACGGTCCCATTCTAAATATACGACATAATGATTAAATAACGCTTTGATTACTGGGTCGTCTCCGAGAGTCTGCCCTATGCTCGCGGCTAAGTCTCCGTTTAACGCGCTATTCGCTAGAGTGTTTCGGCCTACTTTGTCATTAACACCGATACTGTCGTCTTCTAACACCGCCGACGATAACGCCAGTAAATCGCCCGCTATCTTTAGCGTAGCGAGGCGGACCCCCTCGGCGCTCATTAGTCGAGTGTGAAGTTAGGCAGCCCGTTTTTTTCGCTAAATACTGCGCAACCCTCTGGCGCGTCTGTTTTAAAGTCTGGGAGTGCGTCAATTAGTGGAAATTGTTTTGCGGGGTCGAAATACTCCGTACATCTGTTTATTGGGTTAGCGCTTATTACCGCGAACGTGAAGCGGTGCCCCGCTGCATCGTTGTCGTAGTACTCGCTTAAACTTATAAACGTGAAACTTTCGACACGAAAAGGCCCTCTGAGTTCTCTTATCTTTTGCCAGTAGCTTAAACCCACTTCGAAGGCCGCAGCCTGTACGTCTTGCACGCTGGCGTCTGCGTTTGGAATCCCGAGTATATCAATGTTACATGTATATTGTATCGCGGTGTCTTGCGACCGCCCCAAAATCGGGTCGTCTAAGTGCGTAAGCGGATATTTTTCGTTCCCCGCGCCCTTGGCGCCGTTTTTACCGTACATAAAACTTTTAATAGCTTTATTTTGTCTGGCGAGTTCGTACCAAAAATTAACTATCTGCATTTTTTCTATTTTTAGCTATGAATTTATCGAGGTCGTTTTGTGCTTTCTCGGCGATTTTTTTGTGGGCGATGTACTGTAAGAATGTAAGTACTTCTGTAACCGATTTTTTAACAACCGCATCAAAATTAAGTAGTGAATCGTCTGCCAAATCCGCGACAATTTTATACCACCCGTAAGCCTTAGCAAATTTTTTGTATTCTGCGGCAATCGGTCTGCCATCGCTTTGAGGGTGGAAAACGCCGCGGTATGTTTCTCTAATGTCTGTTTGCATTGCAAAAAAAAAGCTAGTACACCTAAGACCTTACTCACTGGGACGTCTGCAAACATGGCCGCCCGCGCGTCGTTGTTCTTTGTGTTGTACTCTTCGCCCGCTGGTCGGCAGACTATCGCTAAAACGTTGCTCAAAACGGCGTCACTATTCTTTTGTATGTCGTCTGCATCTAAAAACTCGCCTAGTGTTAGGTCGTCCTCTAGCGCTACAACGTAATTAACGCCGTTTATCTCGACTATCGGCGTCGGCGCGGTCGTGTCCTCTTTAAAAATAAAGTCGGCTATCTTTACCACCTCGTTAAAAACCTCGGTCGGCCATCCGAAAAGTATTTCGGGGTTTATGCTACACACTAAGGCTGTTTGTGTGACGCGCTCGCGGTGCGTTGCGGGCTTCGCTTTGTGGAACTTTTCGTAAGTGCCGAGCGTTATATCGTCCCAGCTTTCGGGAACTTGTATTTGTACGTTGTTATATTCAATTTTTACCATATATTAAAGATAATTAGTATTTAATTTATCCTTAACACACATTCAAACTTAACACAATGGAACAAATAGAAAACGAACCCGTAAACGTGGGGCCTTCACAAGCTATCATTAAACTATCGGGCGCAGAGGCGAGCCCCGCCTATCCTAAAATATCATTGAATCGCGCGGGGTGGGTTGCCTTCGGGCCGAAAAATCTATTCCCACAAGAGATAATTAACCTCAATAGTAAGAGCCCCGTTAACACTGCGATTATTAATAGTACTGTTACGTACATGTGCGGCAAGGGTATCGTCGCAACGGCCAAGAAAAGGGGCGTTTCAGTTGGTGCGCCCAATTCTACGGAAGACTGGGACGAACTTTTTGAACCCGTGGCCTCTGATTATAAAACCTTCGGCGGGCTATACTTGCAAGTCATAGTTAATAAGGGCAGTTCTACCGTTTCTTTATTCCATCAAGACTATAGCACCGTAAGGATAGGCGAGATTTACCCAGACGGCACGCCGAAAACGTTTAAAATCTCTAACGACTGGACCAAGACAACGGGCAAAATGAAACCTATAGAGTTAGACGCTTGGGAAGGCATACGAAAAGCCAAGAAAGGACAAGCGTATATTTTCCACATGTGGGACTATTCCGCGGGACTGGCGCGCTATAGCGTTCCAAATTATTTTTCTGCAATGGAATACGTAAAAGCAGACGGCACGCTCGGCGAGTTTTACAATAATTCTATCGAAAACGGTTTCACACCTTCCGTAGTTATCGAAATGCCTAGCAACCCCGACGCCACCAAAAAAGCAGCTTTTCAAACCGAAATGGAAGGCGCTTTTGGCGGGGCGAAGGGCGCCTCTTCTATTATTGTAATTTGGGGCGAAGGCGGGGCCGCTGGTGCCGCTCCTAAAATTACGCCTTTTAACGCCAGCGCTAACGCCGACATATACAACAATGTCGAAGGTATCGTCTTTCAAAAGATTATAAGCGCGCACAATCTTAGCAGCCCAACACTTGCGGGTGTGTCTGGTTCGGGTAATCTCTCGGGTAATGCCGCCGAGATAGTCGACGCCTATGTGCTATATAATTACACGGTTATCGAAAAGGCCCGCCGTAAGGTCCTTAAATGTTTTAATGTTTTTACGGCCTTGAATAAATCGGCGGTACTAACTATCGACGATTTAGACGTACTGACTAAGATAAACGAAACCAATAGCCCCGACGCTATTACGGCCCCAGAGGGCGAAGACAACGCCGCGGGAAGTCTGGCCGCCGAAATAGGCGTCGGCGGTACGCATGCGATGACGGCCATCATTGAAAACCCAAACATTGCGGCGACACAAAAACGCGAACTTTTAAAAACGCTCTTTGGACTAGACGACGACACACTCGACCGTCTCTTCGCGCCCGCGAAACAAAGCCTTACTAAAAAGTCACCCGAGGCGAAATTCTTTAGTAAAATAAAAGCACTCCTAAACAGTAAAATTAATTTAACATGGAAATAGCCCTTATTAGCGAGGCCCTCTTTAAAGAGTACGGCCCCATCAAAGAAGACACTGTTTTGACTAAGTTTGTGCCTTATACGCTCTTAGCGCAAAAGATGTACATTCGTAAAATTATAGGTTTCAAATTGTACAAGGAATTGCAAGACCAAATTAAAGCCGCTAGCGTTACACCCGCGCCAGCTACTAACCCAATTTCGCCAGCTAACCAAGCCCTACTAATTGAGATAGCCCCCGCGCTCGCGAGTTTTGCCGTGTACCAAGGTTTGCCCTTCCACTGGGCCAGCATCGTAAACAAAGGTATAACAGTCCGCGAGAGCGAAAACAGTAAAGGCGTAGACGTTAACGACGTTTCGCAGTTGCGACGCTGGCTTAAGGACGACGCCGAACAGTGGGCCAAGTTTTTGCAAGACTATCTAATAGGCTGCGCGAGCGAATACCCACTATTTGCGAGCGTTGATACTTGCGGCAGCCCCGCCGCGTCTGTGTATGAAAGTGGTATATTTATCCCAAACCGTAGAAAATAATGTATTTAGCACCCTCATTTAAAGCCGTCTTTTTATTTAAAAAATTAGCCCTTTGTTATTTTAAAATAATATCGACCAAGCTAGGCTGGTGTCTTTCGGCGCTCTCAATACCTATAGCCTTTTTTGCCTCTGAAAAATACGCCTTTACTGTGGTGCTCGTCGCCATATTTTTAGACGCGGGCTTCGGTATCGGCGTTAGTATTAAAAACGGGCAGTTTGCCCTTTCAAAACTGGGTCGGGTAACTATGTTTAAAATAGCATCATACGGCGCCAGTCTGGTAATGGTGTTCATGCTCGAGAAACTCGCACACGACACGGGCTTTTTTGGCGTTAAGCTGGCCGCGGCGTGGGCGCTGGCGTGTGAATTTTGGTCTATGTCTGCCAGTATATTATTACTCTGGCCCGAGGCGGTCTTCTTTCGCATTATGCGCCGCCACCTTAAGGGCGAAATGGCCTCAAAACTAGGCACCAGCTTAGACGATATTCTGGAAGAAGAAAAAAAAGTATAATTATTTTAACCTATTATTTGCGTAATAGGTTTTTTTATATATCTTTGCATGGTTCAACCAATCAAACACAATTAAAATGGAAAAGATAGTAATTAAAATTAAACTGGATAGTAACAACGCGGCCGCATGGTCTAACGGTACGTACTTGGGCGCCCATGTTATCGGCATTATGGAACCAGACGGCGCGGTGCTTATAGACTTTAAAGAAAACGAAATGACTTCTTTAACATCTAAGGGCTGGGTTAGCGGCATAGTAAAGAAAGGCGCATATATTAAAATAAAATCTTGGAACGAATGAAATACATTTATAACGACGGGGGCCGTAGTGCCTCGAACACACACGACGCAGTAGCCGACTGTGTTACCCGCGCTTTATCAATCGCGACGCACTGCGGTTATGACATCGCCCGAGAGTATTTAAAGCCGCTAATGACTCCGCAAGGCGTTAACGTCTTTTCGCTAGAGTTCTCCCAGATGGCCTACGCGGTCGGACTTATTTACGTGTCTACGTTGCCGCGGTCTTTTAAAGTGGGCCAGTTACCCATCGAGGGCGTTTTTATTGCGCACACAAGCCGCCACGTAACCGCAGTAATTAACGGCGTTGTACTGGACACTTTCGACACGCGCGACGAACTGGTGCAAGGGTATTGGATTAGAAAATCCGACAAAGGGTACAACGTGTTATTAAACGGCGAAATTGTAAATTTAAACCCCGCGCCTTTTCCAGCGGCTTGTCGTATGATTGAATTACACGCGCTTAACTATTCGCGCGGCGAGGTCTTGACTATTAACCCAAATATTTAAAATTATGGTCCTAACTGATTTAAACGCGGGCGATACCTTCACACTGGAAGGCGACCGCTACGAAGTGGAATTTATTAGCCCTAGCGGGCGTATATGTATGGCGTACAAAACCACGGACAGCGGGCGCCGTTTATTCGACCCAGCCGACCCCGTGGGCGATACTTTTTTAAAACAAGCCATAAGCGACACGCGCTTTAATCGAGAGCACGAAACGCAAGAGGACCGAGACGCTAAAGACGTTATCTAATGGAACGGGGCGTTTATAGGTACCAGTTTAGAGTGTGGGACGACTTAGGGCGCCGCGTTCTAAAGACGCACAAAATACGCGTCGAGATTATAGAAGAGAAAGGGAACCGTTACCGCGTTCGCTATATGGAATACCACGCGAACGGCGACGCGCCGAACTCTTTGCACTGGGTCGGCAAAGATAAAGTAACCGTAAGCGGCCCGCCCGTAATTAACCCCGTACGCGAAGGCGTGCGCCTACCTTATAAAGACAATGACTAAAGACGCTAAAAAAATCCTTAGGCTCGCGGTGTTTCAATACGACGCCGCCGACGACGAGCACCGCGCCGAACTCCTTAAGATGTTAGGCGCTCGGCTTTTCGTGCAACTGGCGGACACCGCGCAGCGCTTGGCCGACTATGAAGTCGCCTCTAAAATATTTAAAAGATACATTCGATTGTATTACCCGTGCAAACACCCTTTTATATATTCTAGCGACGGACTGGACGAGTGCGCCACTTGCGGCGTGAAAAATTATTAACTTTCGCATTTGTATTATTAAAAACTATTTATTACATTTGTGGTTCATTCAAACAATCAAACATGAAAAACTTAGACATTACCATCGTAGCCCCGCAAGGCGCTGGCAAAACTGAATTTGTAACAGACTTATTAAAAGTTACGGGCGTTAACCCCGAACGAATCGCGCATTTTATAGTGTCAGTAGGCACACCCCACGAAGTCGCAGACGTTTTGCGCGTGGAAGCTGCCGACGTGGTGGTCTTTGATGGTTGCCTTAACGGCCCAGAGGCGCACGCGGTAGCCGTGGCGGGCGTTGAAATATACCGCGAGATTACTAACCGCAAAGTTATAGCGGTGTACTGCCTTCAGAATCGAATGATTAATTATGTAATATCTAACTAATGGAAAAGCTAAAACCTACCGACTTTATCAGAGTTCAAAACTTGCGAGTTGCTAACATGCAGCGCTTAGACTCCGCGCCTCGCGACGGTAGCGTGGATTTTATACCACCTAACAAAATCCAAGTCGAACTTTCAGAGCCTCAAACGTGGGGCACTGCCGTAAAAATAGAAACCGCGGCAAACTTGCAGCAAGTTCTTAACTGGGCCGACATCGCGCGCCACGACGTCGAAATGTACATAGTTAAAAAAGGGCCTTGTATGGCCGCGCTTGGTCTGGCTTTAATACATGAAGCGTTTAACTACGGGCTAACCGACGAAGACCACGAAGACATCGGCGAACAAGTCCATAAAATTATGGGCGTGCGCATCCTTACAAAAGTGGACGACATAACTTTCGTTTACGGTATCGACGGCAAACACAACGAAATGCGCATAAACGACGTCGTTGTGTGTACTGCTGCGAAAGTTTCTCAATACCCACGTATGGGCGATGCCTTGCTTTTCGAAGAACAAAGCGAAGACGACGAAGGTATGGTTCACGCGGTCGAGTTTATGAATAGCCAGTATTTTAAAACGGGGTATTTTAGTCATCGTTCGTGCATAGCCGAGCGCGTGAGACCCGCAACGCCCGAACAAATCAAAGAGTATCTAACATTAAAATACAAGTATGAAACCGATAAAAATAAATAGCCTCGACGAACTAGACAGCGCGATACTAGCGCGCAAAGCGGTAGAGTTGGCCGAGACCGCTATTAAATTGGTAACTAGCGCCCGCCCTGTAAGTCGCCCACTTTTCGCCGAGAGCACTAACGAAGAGGTACTCGGTGTCGACTGGGGTTTTGGCGAAAGTATAAGCGCAACCTTTAGGCCCGAGATAGTGCCGCACCATATACGCGAAAAGATGGCCGCCGACCGCGCGGCGTTTGTCCGTAAAGTTAGGGTTTACAAAGAGCCCGAACGTATAAAGGTTATTAACGCGGGTACCGTTTCGCACAACCCCGTCGCGTTGCGGGCTCTGGTCTCTTTGGCCCGAGAGATAAAGCAAAACGCGCGTAAATAATAAAAGCCCCCTATCGACTTAACGGTAGGGGGCTTTTTAATTACTTGCTTAATAATATAATGCCGAGCGTGACGGACGCCGAGGGCACTATCTCGCCGTTGAGGTTGTACCCTATCGAGGGGCCTACCGTCAACGCTAACCATTTACGCCGTGCGGGCTGTAGCTTCGTGACTGTCTCGGTTATGGTCCGCGTGTCTCGGTAAACTTCCATACTGTCCAGACTCGGACGAAACCCACTAACGACGGCGCGGTAGTTTGGCGTTTCATAAATCTTTGTTGTAATGGGTATTTCGACCTCAGCGGTGCCCGCTAATGAATCATTAACTATAGTCGGGGTCTTTGTACCGACCGAGGGCTTTATCTTAAGCCTTGCGGTCTCTTTTCGTTTTACCGTTTCTTTAACGGCTGGCGGTACTTTCGCCTTTACGGTATCGCGTACGGTTTTAATCTCACGTACTGCGCTAACGACGGGCGCCTCTTCGCATTTATACATGTGCTTAGATACTGCGAAGCCCGCGGCAAATCCTAAGATAAAAATAATTAGCCCAATAAGGGCGGCGGTTTTCAGTGTTATTGCTTTCATAGTTATTTTAATTCAATGTGAGGTAAGTCTATTAATGTTATCCAGTCGCCGCCCCAAACTATCGCGACGCCCATTTTGGCCGCTACTGTTTTGATGTGCGCCGCTATGGCTTTAAATGCTTTGGTGTTGTTCCACTCTAGCCCGCCAGCTTTAGAGTACGGGCAAAAGTCAACCGCGTGGCCGAAGCCGTCCGCCTTAACTTGGTGCTCGCTCTTACGCTTTACACCATCGCGCCCCGTTATGATGGCGCCGAAGGGTTTACCTTTCTGCGGCCCCGTGTTTGGGTTTACGACCGTGCGGCCATAGCTGAAATACTTCTTTTGAGTCGTGGCCGTTCGAACCCCCTCAATTATCGTAAAGTCATGCGGGGCGTTTTTAATGGCCTCTTGCATAACTGCCACCAGAGCGGGTTCGACCCCGAGTAATGCGTCTTTGCTTCTTTTGCTGAATATCATAATTTTACTTTTTACGTGCCGAGCCGACCGTTATGTCAAAGCCGCTGGCGATGTGTGACAGTCTATTTAAAAATACGTAGCGTTCCGCGTCTTTCGCGTGCCCGTGTTCTTTCTTTGGTAATTTTTCGTAGTCGCCGTTCTTATCTTTAGGGTAGCGGTACTGTCTGTTTTCTGTGATGCTGTCGAGGCTGTCCGCGGTATAGTGTTTTTTCCAGCGGTTCATTAGCGTAATACCGAAAATGATTTCTTTGTTATCGGACTTAACCGCGTTAATTCCTAGCGCTCGAAGGTCTCTAATTCTGAACGGGTCCGCCGCGTCGCAAATAGCCTCGATGTCGCCGAAGCCTTGGTCTTTGATGGCGTCGGCTATCGGGCCGTTATCGACGTTTCGCCCGTATAAAATTTGATGTATCCAAATGTCGCCGAGTGCTTCCACTAAAAGCATTACCGCGGTGGGCGCGCTGCCCCCGAAGTCGATACCGATATACGCCGACTTCCATAAGTTGCGCGTCGGTAGTGCTTCGACTATATCCCAGTTCTGCACGACGAGACCTTCTTTACTTCCAGTAAGCCCGAGACCGTACACGTTGAACCAGTCGGGGTCCGTGTCGCGGTTGCTCTCGATTTCGGCCACTTGCGAAGCGCTTAAAAAGTCGTTATCTAAATAAGTGCTGTGAATGATTTTAACGTCTGGCCTATGTGCTAACTTGCTGTCCATCCAAAATTCAAAGGCGGGGTTATAATCGACTATTATTTTGCCCGTTGTTCTAATAGCTAACTGTCTGTAGATTTCGTACGCTTGGTTAATACCCTCGTTCATGTAGAGTAAATCGCGCGCGGGTCCTAAAACCTTACTCGACTGGTCGGCGCTAAAAAATTCAATTTTACCCTTGCCGTAATTATAAATTTTGTCGGTGTCGTGCCACTTCGCCGCGTCGTAACGTTTGTCTCGTCCTAGCACGTTTTTAAAGTCTCTAATTGCGCCCCTTTTCAAATGCGGCATAGTTTCAGACACCACACTAATAAGTCGGTCGGTTGTGGTTTTTTGCCCTATGATGTCTAGTAATTGTAGTGTGCTTGTGGTCTTAGACGAACGCGCGGAACCCTTCAAACCTATTACGTTGATGGTCGGGTCCATGTACGCCTCGAGTAAGTCGCTAAATACTTTCGTCGTGTGCATAAGTTAGAGGCTCGCTTCTAGCGCGGATAAATTAACCGCCGTCGCGTCGTCCCTCACTGTGATAGAAAGGACAGCGGGACCGCTTACGGTGTTGTTAACGTTATCGGCCAAGCCATTAATGCGAGAAACTAAGTTAGCATTATACTGGCCGACTAGACCGCCCTCTATTTGGTCGTTGCGGGTCGTGTCTTCAATCCATTTAATCGCGTCTAGAAGTTCCTCTTCCTCAACTGTCGCTAGTTTCTTGGTTATTTTGGTTATTAAGTTATCTTTGGCCGCGCGGAAGTACCCGCCCGAAACACCTAAATAATTACAAAGCCCGTCCATCGTATAAGGGCGTCCCAGTGGTACGTCGTATTGCTCCGCCGTGCCTTGGTGCTTAACTAGTTCGGCTTTCATGCGCGGATTTTTATCGCACCAGTCAAAATAAAGCATCGCCTCAGCGCGCAATAGTTCTCCGTTTGCAAACAGTTTGCCGCGCCCGTGTACCGTCCTTAGCTTCCATTGCTGGTTACCTTTTAAAAATCTGGGGCTTTGTAAGTTACTCATGTGGTTTATTATTTAATAGTTGCGCGAGACCCAACCGCCACGGCTAGAGTGGTCCCGTCTAAAAGTGCGTGTTTGCCCGCTTTTACGTTCGAGCCGTCCGCATATTTAACTATCCCTTTTACACCGTCTTCGGTCGTAAAGTGTACGCGTTGCGCGTTTTCGTCGTTTAGAACTAATTCAATAACGCCCGCGTCGATTGCTTCCCACGCCGTCGCTGGTGCTGGTGCTGGTGCTGGTGCTGGTGCTGGTGCTGGTGTAAACTCTGCGATAGGTTCGCCCGTTACTACTGTGTAGCGCCCTTCGGTACCGTTAACCATGTACGCCGTACCGTTTTGAATGTACGTGTATGCTGGTGCTGGCGTAACCCCGTCCGCTTCCGTGGCGATGCCGTACTGTGCCCCGTCCGCTTCGGGTGTGAAGTTAACCACGGCCAGAGTAGTCCCGTCGTTCTCAACGGCGAAACGCTCGGCGCCCTCTTCGACTATGTACGTAATGGCGTGGTTTGGTTCGCCCGAAAGTTCGCCCGCTGCGTTTACCGTTACTCTCGGCGCCAAGTCTATCACTTTGCCCGCGGTGTGCTTAACCCCTTTTTGTCCTTGTCTATACCAAACGTCTAGTTTCTCGGCGCGGTTTTTCAGACAAGACCCGCACGTCTGGGGCGTCTCATTCAATTGAAATGTCTCGTTATATGCCGCGTACACTCTGGACACGCTAAACATGTGTCTTTTTGACTCGTCGATAACTTGCTCGACCTTCTTAATTAATTGCGCGCTCGCGTCTTTAAAAGCGATGGCGCCTTTTTTTACTGCTTTACTCATTGATTTGAATTTTAGATTTAATATATACAAAATTTATTATAGTTGACACGAACGAAACCGCGCCGAAAAGAATTAAAACTTCGGTACTTTCAGAAAGTAACCAAGCCCAGAAAAGAGAACTTACTAGCGTGTACCAGAACGTTAGGCACGCGTCGCAGTTGAAGGGCTTAAAAGGAAACAACGGCCCCCAAGGAACCGTCGAATAATATGCTAAACGTCTGCAAACCAGAGCGTTAAAAAATAAAATGATGATGTACATTAATGCTTCCATATAGTAAAGATAATTATTTATATTATTGATAGTAAAAATTCTCGCCTACCCTCAAACTGCAAAACGACGTCGCGCTTAATCTCACCAATCGCGCGCCATATCTTTTGATGGGGCAGTCCGAGAAGTTGCGCAAGTTTCTTATAACTAATTTCGGGCTGTAATTCCATGTAAATCTCGAAAAGGCTAACCGAGTCGGGCGGGTATTTCGTGCGTACATAATCGAGCACCTCGGCGCGCAATACGTCGGTAACCGTTTCATACACTACGCAGTCGTACGCGTCAGTCGCGAGCGTGTCAATTAAGTTTGCGCGCTCTGCGCCGAAGTCTTCGTCGATGCTTTTAAGTTTGGCGGCGCTTACGCCTTGGCGCTTCATTGCTGCGATATAGTTAGTATGGTATGCGCGCAAGTAATACCACTTATATTTACCGTTGATAATCAAACCTTTAAGCTCAATATCGGCGTAAATCTTTAGCGCGGTGTCTGTTGCTATCTCGTCGTCGAACTTGTGCGAGTATATCAAAACGTCGCGCATGGACTCAAAGCGCATGCCGAACCAATACATAAAAGCGCGAGCCGCGCGCAGACTTTCTTTAGTGGCCACCTCGTCGCCGACTAACTTTTTGTACTTCTTACCTTTGTTATTTCCGAACTTTGCCATATTTCAATCGTAGTTGTTTTATTTCATTTAATAGAAACGTTTGGTTATTATCTTTTGAATTTACTCTTTTGCGCACTGTCTCGTCTCGGGTGCCCTTAACTAAAAGACGGTGTATGTATATCTCATTAAGCGCCCCGCGCCTTAATAATCTAGCGACCGTTTGCAGCCAGTGTTCGAGGTTCCACGTCGGCGAAAACCAAACCATACGACGCCCGCCGAACTGTAGGTTTAAACCGTGCCCCGCCCCAGCTGGATGTATTATTAGCAATCTGATTTCGCCACGGTTCCACGCGTGTACATCTTCGGCAGTGCCTTTGCCTTTTCGAAGCTGGCGCGCATACGGGAATCTGGCGGTAATGCGTTCGACTTCGTGGCGGAACTGATACACTACGATAAAGGTCTCGTCTGGATATTCCGCCAAAAGTTCGCCCAGAGTGTCCAGCTTAAGCGTGTTTAGTTCGTGCCACACTTTCGGACCTTCGCCCTCTCGGTCTGCATAAACCGCCCCGCTGCTTATCTGTAATAATTTATTCGATAGGTCGGCGGGCGTCTTGACTGTTACCTCTTCGTCGTCGAAAAATTCCAGCACGTATTCGCGTTCTAACTCTTCGTATATTTCAAGGTCGAACGGCGCGAAGGTTAACTCTTCGTCGATTATGTGCATCTTAGGTAATTTTAATATATCCTTTGTCTGCATACTTAGCGCGATGTCTTTTATCTTATTTGCGATTATCTTTTGCGCGTTAGGCTTCGGGCGCCATTCGTAGGTAATCATGCCGTTGCCTCGAGTCGTGAAATATTCGCGCTCATACTCGCCGAAAGTTTCGCCCAGTCTTCGCCCGCCGTCCAATAGTTTAATTTGCGCCCATAAATCAACATACCCGTTTGATAATGGTGTCCCTGTCATTCCAATACGATAATCGACATTAGACTGTCTTAGCGCGCGTTCTAGCTTTTCGAATCGGTTAGAGCCGCGGCCCTTAAATAAGCTAAGTTCGTCGGCTATAAAACTGTCGAAGGGCAAAGCGCCGAGGTAAGGGCCGTATGCTAGCCCCGTGTTTTTACTCACTTTCTGTTTTACGTACAAGTCGACCAACCAGCTAACCAAGTCGATACCAATGACGTAAACCTCGGCGGGTGTGGCTAGCGCTTTTAATCGTTGCTTTGCCGTGCCCGAGACTACCACCATTCGCAAACCGTTTAAGTGCTGCCACTTCGCCAACTCGTCGGGCCAAGTAACCCGCGCCACTTTGTCGGGAGCAACTACCAACGTTTTAAGAAAGGCGACTTCGCGGTAATGCATGTCGTGTAAGTAGCTTAACGCTATGCATGTTTTACTTAAAGACATTCCAAGGAATAGAGCGGCGCGGGGGTTCGCCTCTAAATGTTCGTAGGCTTCTATCTGGTGCGGGTCGGTGTCGTACCATACACCCGCTATCTGGTCGTAAATTCTCTGAATCATGCCGTTAGTATTAAAGCGTCTACGTCTTCGTGTGAATCTATAACCTCAACGCGGAAGCCCATAGCACGTAATTTTTTATGTATTGACGCCTGCAACTTGCGCGGCTTTTTGCTGGGGGCTTTCAACTCCACAAAAATAATAAGAGCGCCCGCACCTAAAATTAGCCTGTCTGGGAACCCCGCAAAGAAAATGGGCGGGAACTTAACGCACCACCACCCGACGGCCTCGGACTTACGTATCAAATACTTTTCGACTGTTATTTCTTTCATTATCAGACTGTTATAAATTAATAGTTACAAACTTTAAAAACGCTATCGCTGATTATCAGACAGTTACAAAAAAAGGTTACAAGAAAAGTTACAAGAATCTGGCATTTTTTAAGTCTTGTAACCTACTTAACGGTCTGATTATCACGGGGCCCCGTATATAAAAGGTTACAAGGTTACAAGAATAAAGGTAAAACCTTTACGGGCGTGTAATTATGCATTTATTACGTGTGTACCGTAGTTACATAAATACCTATTATTACTATATTCTATACTTATATAAATATTCTTGTAACCTTGTAACCTTGGGATTGTAACGGTGTGGGTTTCAGCGCATTAGATAGGTTACAAGACTTAAAAAGTGCCAGATTCTTGTAACTTTTCTTGTAACCTTGTAACCATTTAAAACGCTGGCGCTGAGCGCTTTACCCTTTTGCCCGTCCTACTCGCGCCCCATCTTACGCGGTCTGGCCGCCTTGTATTTTCTGTCCTCTTCCAAGGGTACAAGGGTGTTTTCGAAATGCCTTTGCAACCCGTAAAACTTCGTTTTGGTCGGTTTAGTTTCTGCGCGCCAGTTTTTCATCGCTCGGATAATGTTACCGATTTCGTAACTGTCCATTCGTTTAATATACTTTGGTTCATTCGCGAAACACTCCGCCCATATTTCAAGTACTGACACTTGGCGACGCCTAACAACGCCCTCGTTAGTTTCGTCCTCTAGCCACATGCGGCGTGTTTGTATGTCCATCGTAAGCCAGTCAACGGGTAGCAGTCTGTCGAGATAGTTTTCGATAACACCGCCGCGCTCGTCTTGCTCTAGGTGGTCGGCCTGTACCTCTTCGGCGACCTCTTCCAGTGCTGGCGGAAGGTATAACAGTTCGCCGTCGTTAAATCTTACTTTAGCTTCACCCCATAGCTGCGACACTATAACGGGCGTTAAGTAATCTTTAGGTAATTTCGCACCCTTCCCGCCGAACGTATTAACGACCCAGAAACGACGATTTCCCGTAGTGTCTCTTAGCGGGGTGTTAACGTTAGACGTCGCAAAGAAAACGCAGCGCCTCGGGAAGTGCTCGTTTCTCTTGCCGTAGGCTACACGAAAAATGTCTACCCGCTTAGTAACAAAGTGTTTAACCTCGTCGACTTGCGCCTTGCGCATGCCCGCCAGTTCTCCCAATTCAATAAGCCAAGCGCCTTGTAAACTCTCCATGCCCTTAACACCTTCCATAGTTAATAACGAGTTGCTGAACCACTCGCCGCCCATTAGTTCTATAGTCGTAGTCTTTTGTTTTCCTTGCTCGCCAAGTATAACGACCACGTAGTCGAACTTGCACCCCTCATTATAAATGCGGGCCACGGCGGCCGTGAACGCTTTTCGAGTTATTGCGCGCGTGTACTCGTTGTCTTCGGCCCCGAACAAATCAATAAATAAAGTATCTAGTCGAGGCGTCCCGTCCCACTCGCAAGCGTTGAGGTAGTTCTTAACTGGGTGGTAACTGTTTTCCGAGGTGGCTATCTTTAGCGCGTCTGCGATTATGCCCTTGTTAGTGATACCGTAAGCGCGTTCTAAATACAAATGCAATTGCGCGTCGTCCGTATCTCTCAAAGGTCGTGGGTACTTAAGCCCTTTTTTGTCCCAAGGTAGCGCGGTGTATGCCGTTTCGCGGGCGTCGAACTCGTTGTAAGCAAAGCGCGCACGCAAGTACTCGTCGTTATGAAGTATTAAAACGGTGTTCGAAATAGTGTTTTTAATTTGGTCTTTGTTCTTGCCGCCCATTTCTAAGTCCTCGACCCACTCGTCGGCGTTCGCCACACGTTCCGCGCGCTCTTCTAATGCGTCGTAATCGTCTGGCTTCGCGCGTCTGGCTGCTAAAAGTTCTTTTTTAACGGGCGACAAATTACCCGCAAAGTCGGCCATAGCCTTAAAACTCGGTAGCTTTGCCGTTTCTGTGTCTGGGTTTTGTTTATAGTCGAGGTCGCCGAACTTGTGCAAACGCACCAAGTCGAAGGCGTTAGACAGTTTACTACCCGCGGGGTCTGTGGCGTGGTAGCTGTACGCGGTAAGCCCGTCGAAGACTTCCAGACCTTTGCTGGTGCTCCCGCCGATAAAAGTGTAACGGGTCGCCTCGTCGGTCGGTTCGTAGACGTCGGCCAAAAACTCGTCGATAGCCTCTTCGATACTGTAGGCGCGGCAAAAGGCGCCAATGACACCCGCCTTAGTGGTGGGGTCTTCGACGGTACTACCCTTGTGAGGTTTTATTTGCTGCTGGCGGCTAGAGATAGGCCACGTCGTCGGGTCTTCCCAGTCGTCGAGGGTTTGCAGTATGTCGTCGGCGCACGCTATCGGGGCGTCGTTGATGTCGAAAAGATACTCGGCGCCTTTGCTGGTGCTCGGGTAATACATCAAACGCGTAGGCTGGTAGGTGGTGTCGTCAAATAAATCTATGCCAAGCCACGACGCAACCGTGCGGCTAATGGCTTCGTACTCGTCTGGCGTGACTGGTCGGTCTAACGGGAAGACTACGCGCAAGCGCGGGTCTGTCGGTTGGTGCTTATGGGTGGTGTAGAACAAGCCAGCGAAACCCAACTCGCGGAAGTCGAGCCAGACGTCGAGGTCGCCGAAGTCCACGTCTAGCGCAACCATCTGGCGAAACTCGACGTGACCTTTGCGGCGTAAACCGTAGGGCGCTTTGACCTCTTCGTCAGTCTGGGTGCGTCGGTTGCGGAACGTTCCGCCCGATAGCTTCCCGCCCACAAAACCGCCCACGTCCTTAATGGTGTCTTGTTTGTCCTTCGGCATTGCGAAGTATTGCTTTTGTGTTTCGTCGGTGTATTCCGTCTCGCTTAACGAGGTGGCTATCGCTTGCCAATCGGTGTGCGTGTTCTTCCACTTAACCGCGTGCGCCGATTTCGCTACTGCGATGTCTAGGGGTAGGTTATATTTTAATTTTCTCATAAGGTGCTTACGTATTCTTTCATTCTTCTTTGATATAAAACTCGGCCTTTACTAATATTTCG